TTTGAACATGTTACAAGTTTCTTTGAAGAACCAAGTGATGAAGAAGGTTTTAACATTAAGATAATCGCTAAGAAATAACCCCCGCCCCAATGCCTATTAATTATGAGCGAAGGGTACCGCACAGGGGGGCAATTAAAAAATGGAAGGCAGATTTTTTGAAAATATAGAAATTCTTTTGAAAGGCGGATTTAAAAATGCTTTTACCAATGACAGATGAAGAGCTTGAACTATTTCATAAGCGAAGTCAAATCGTCTTTATTCTAAAACGAAAGAGAAAATACAAATCAGACAGTGATTTTCAAAAAATTGAGGAACGTATATTCAATTTGCCAGACGATGAAATTGAAGATAAGTTTGAGCAGTATGAAGATGAAATCAATAAAGAAACTTGGGTTGATTGTCATCCTATGTTTTTCCACATCACAGAATTTGAAGAGGCACTTAAGAGTCAGCTTGATTACATTAAAAATGCTAAACAAGATGATAAACTTAAAAAAAGTATTCGAGTTGAGTGGATCCAAGAAATTGATGCTGCAATCAATGACCTATTCAAGCGAGTTAATAAATTTAATTTGAGCGAACTTACAATCGAGGAAAAAGAAGAGTTGTTTTGGATAACTCATCCAATCACGTATTAATTTTATGAGAGTATGAAATTCAGGCGACTTCGGTCGCTTTTTTACTTGCTATTAGTCCTCTTTAGAGTGATATATATTACTAACATAGGAGGTAATCAGCATGTACAAAATTGGAGATAAAATAAGAATTATTAGTATGAAGGGTGAAGACCATTACAACGGTCGTGAAGGAATCATCGAATACATAGATGGGCTTGATCAGCTACATGGAACTTGGGGTGGGTTAGCAATCATTCCAGAAGAAGATTTGATTGAAGTCATAAACTCTGAGGTAGTTGAAAGAGTCAACTGAGTGAGGTACTGAAATGTCTAGAATAAAAGATGTGAATATTGAGATTGAGCGACTTCGGTCGCTTTTTTCATCGGTCGAAGAGACCAAAACCCAACTAGTCGATAACCTTATTGAGCAGGCTGCATTTATGAAGGTTGAACTTGGTGTCCTTCAAGAACAGATAAGGAAGTATGGAGCTGTTCAAGTTTCAAGCAAAGGTGCTCAAAGACAAACAGAAGCAGCAAAATACTACACTAAGCTTATCAACTCGTATGGAACAGTTATCAAGACACTCAATTCGATCATGGGAAAGAACGTAATTGATGGTGATGATGCTTTTGATGAGTTTCTCAAGAAAGCGAATATGGTATGAACTATTTAATTGAGTACTACCAAAAAGTGATGTCCAATGAAATACTAGCTGGAGAGGAATTAAAAAGCACCCTTCGAAAACTGATGGATGATATGGTTAACCCTCGATATGACTTTGATGAAAAGCCAGGAAACATGAGAATCGATTTTATCGAAACTTTCTGCAAGCATACGAAGTCTCCATTCAATGGACAACCCTTTATTTTAGAACTTTGGGAAAAAGCAATCATTCAAACTGCCTATGGGTTTAAGATTGCCGAGACTGGATTAAGACGATTTAATGAAGTCATATTACTTATTGCACGTAAAAATGGAAAGACAACCTTCATCGCAGGGATAGACCTTGCTGAATTCTTTCTTTCTAAAGGAGGAGTTGATATCGTATGTGCTTCAAACACGAGTGAGCAAGCAAACATTCTCTTTGAAGAAATCAATAACATGCGTGAACAGTCCCCTGCTTTATCAAATGAGAAGCGGAGTAAAAAGAATATATTCTTCATCTATTCTCCGAAAACCAAGAATAAAATCAAGAAATTATCTGCTCAAAGTAGAAACAAAGATGGTTATAACATTGAAGTTGGTTGTATTGATGAAGTCCACGAAATGACAGATTCAAAAGTATATGACGCCATCAAGCAGAGCCAATCAACTAAGAAGGAACCACTAATCTTCATCATCACAACCGAAGGAACCACAGTAGGTGGATTCCTCGATAACAAACTAGACTATGCAAGAAAGATGCTGAAGGGTGAAATCACTGATGAACGTGTACTTCCCTGGTTATATACCCAAGACAATACACAAGAAATATATGATGACCCTAAAAATTGGATAAAATCTAATCCCAGTTTAGGTGTGGTTAAGCTTCCATCGTATCTTGAAGATGTGATGAATAAATCAAAAAATGACCACTCAACGAGAGTGACCATGTTATGTAAAGATTTTAATATCAAGCAAGTCGATCAAGGTGCATGGTTGTCTTTTGATGACTTAAACAACGAAGCTAAGTATGAAGTAAATACACTCAAGAATTCTTATGCTATCGGTGGAGTTGATTTATCTTCAACTACCGATTTAACTGCAGCGGTTCTGGTCATTCAGAAAAAGGATGATACAAAGAAGTATGTTTTAGCACATTTCTTTATGCCAAGTGATGTAGTTAAAAAACGTATGGAAGAAGACAATGTCCCTTATGATATCTGGATTAAACGAGGGTTAATTACACTCACAGACGGAAGCCAGAACGATTTCTCATTGGTGACTCAGTGGTTCATGAGAATGATTCAAGAACACCAGATTAGACCTCTTTGGGTAGGATTCGACCCCTGGAATTCTCAATATTGGATTAAAGAAATGGAAGAGCTAGGATTTAATATGGAGAAGGTTCGTCAAGGTGTCTACTCCTTATCGGAACCAATGAAACAACTGGAAGCAGACCTAAAGAATAAGCTTATCAACTACGACAATAATCCGATCTTGAAATGGTGCTTGTCTAACACCCAAGCCAAAGTTGATTTAAACGGTAATATCCAACCATCCAAACTCAACTCCAAATACAAGCGAATTGATGGTACAGTTGCACTCATCATTGCGTATGCTGTTTTGAATAGGTATAAGATAGATTATGATAATATGATTAAATAAGCTCAAATCCTCCATCTATTCTTCTTTTAGCAAGAACAGCAATGTTACTTAAATCGCCTAATCGAATAAGTAAAAAGCTATCATTATTATGTTTTTTATGAAAGCAAAATCTAAACTCGTTTTCTTTACTAAGCTCTATATTTTTTGTGTAAACCAGCTTACTAATTATAAGGTTTACATTTGTGTAGTTCAAGAATGAAAATGGAGATAATGTTTGATAATTCACTAATCCATGAGATGTCAGAGTATTGAAGTCATTTTTAATAACATTTCGAATAGTATTTAGAAATCTACTAATATCTACAACGATAACAGCAAATTCGTCTTGCGTACTAAAAGCCAAAGTTGATAGTTCTGTTTTTAAATAATCTTTCAATGTAATTTTTTTATTATTTTGATTATATGTAAGACAATAAACCATGTATTCTTTACTGTTTGGCTCCATATCGAATGGCATAATATCATCAGTAATTTTAATCTGAAATAATGCCGTATTTAGATATTTATCACCAACTTCTCCAATCTTTGGTCTATCGATATAAAAATCTTCAACATAACCATCTTTAGAATCAGCTCGAGCTATTTCAAGTTTTCTTAGCTCTGAAAAAGTATTCCATTTCGAGATCCCGTCATATAGGAATGATTTCGCGTGTTCCTCACATGTGAAGAATCTAATAAATATATCACGTGGTACATACTCTTTATCTTCTTTCAAATGTTGCAAAGGATCTGCTCCAGGTGGCATAACCGTTAAAAATGTTTTATTGTTTGCTGTTAATGACATTCTTATCACCTCAAGTAAATTATACCTAATTTTATAGATTTTTCAGAAAAGGAGTACTTTCAGTGGCCATATTTACTAGAAAAAAAAAGGAAGGTTCAATATACTCCTTCCAATTATTGAATCAAAACAATACCTTCTTCACTCCTTTTGGAAACAACATCTCAAAGAGTGATGTGGTCAAGATATGTATTGATAGGGTTGCAAGCCAATGTGCAAAACTCAAACCAAGATACATTAAAACAGAATCAGATAAGACAGTGACCGAAAAACAAGGTCGACTGTCTTTTTTATTGAAGCATAAGCCTAACCCACTCATGACACCTTATGACTTTATCTATAAAGTGATTACGTTATTACTACTGAATGATAATGCATTCGTGTATCCGATGTTTGACTCACTGGATGGCGGACTCAAAGCACTCTATCCACTAAGACCGATATTGGTTGAAGCAATAGTAGATAATGCTGATGGTTATTATTTGAAGTTCTACTTTGAGGATGGTCAACAATATATGTTGCCTTATGAGAATGTCATTCACTTGAGGAAGTACTTTGCTTCCAATGATATCTTTGGTGGGAATGGATCGTCTGGTGATCATGAAGCAATCCTGAAGACAATCTCAATCAATGAAAATGTGCTTCAGGGCATCGATAACGCAGTCAGATCTTCGATGCAGATTAAAGGGATCATCAAAATGAATGGAATGCTTTCGGAAGCTGATAAGAAAAAACAAAGAGAGCTCTTTGATTTAGCTCTCAACGATTCTATCAGCACGAAAGGCAGTTCAATCATTCCGATAGACTTAAAGTCGGAATATGTACCACTAACAGTTGATCCCAAATTGATCGATAAAGAAACTCTCGAATTTTTACAATCCAAGATACTCGATTATTTTGGTGTATCAGCACCAATCTTCGCAAACAAATATAGTGAAGAAGATTTCAACTCGTTTTATGAGTCAACCATTGAGCCTCTAGCCATTCAGCTATCAGAGGCTTTTTCT